CACTCGTGGTTTATGCACGAGTTCATCATGGCAAAGTTCGCCTGGATAAAAATCAACGGACATTGGATAGGATGCCATATCATTCCTGATGAGACGGTGGATGGCATAGACCGCACAAGCGGAAACTTCATGCAGGTGGAGTTCTCCGTACAACTCGATATCAATGGCAGCCCACTCGCTGCTCTCGCAATATAAAAACATGATATAAAAAATGAATAGTATCTACACCTTCTTTCAGAGCTTCTTCAGCTCAGTACCGCGACTGATAGCAGTCGGACTGGGAATTTTATGGACGTGGTTGGAACCAACGCTACCCTATCACGCTATGTGTGCGTGTTCGCTGTACTTATCGACTGCCTCACGGCATGGCGCTTAAACCGCCGCATAAAAGCGAAATACCCGAATGCGGGTGCCGATGGTAAGTTAAAGTCCTCACACATGACAAAGATGATCTCTGACCTGGCTATCGTATGGCTCTGCATACTGCTGGCAGAGGGTGTTGATAAACAACTGCTCGGACACCTCGGAGGATTGCACCTCGGACAGTATGTAGCTGCTATCTTTGTCCTCTGCACAGTGGTGTCTATCCTCGAAAACGAGTCTTCATGCAACGGTGCTGCATGGGCAAGAGCCGTACAGAAGATTGTTACATCAAAGGTTTCTCGCCATATCGACATCGACGAAAAGGAATTGGAAGAAATGATCCACAAACCCAAAGAATAGTTCCGTATGCTGCTATGCCACAGCAGCCCTAAAATAATAAGGTATGAAAGCAAACATCAGTGCAATACTCGAAAAATGGGCAGAACTCTATGAGCCTATCAGCCACGACCCTAAAAAGGGGTCTAAGGATAAGGCATACTACGAAATCCGCACCATCAACGATAACTCAGGATTCATGCGCAACCAGAACACGGCAAAGTCACCGTGTATGGCGTACTCCATCCTGATTGACGCACAGGGCACCAATAGCCACGTCGTCAACTATGCTCATGCTATCTACTTCCTCATACGTGCCAAATCGTTCTCTCTGGCTAAATCGGCTCGTCAGGATGACGAACTGGGTGCTGACGTACAGATGACAATGGATGATTACGTCCAGGATCTGCTCTCTTACCTCCGCGAACTGAAACGTACAGGTAAATGCCCTATCACCGGCACTACATACGACCGCCCGACAATGGATGCGCTGGCTGGTCTGCAACTGGATAGCGCGGAATGGGCTTCCGCACCCGTAAAATACGCCGAATGGCATGTCATGGGTCTTAACATCGAACAGAACGCACCACGACAACTGTGCGTCAATCGTGAAAAATATAAAACCGAATAATTATGGAAAAATTCAACTACCAAGAACCGTGCTGCATCGAGCGCACACTGCCACAACTGCTGAAGAAATATGAGTGGATGCCATTTCAGACGAATGGCGATGTGACAGTAGAGAAAATCCTGAAGGCTGTGAGTCACCTCGCCGGCAACAACCTCGACATCACCATCTGCCTGCCTGCTATCGACGTGATTATCCTACGCATCTTTGCGTGGTACCACAAACGCGGCTGGCTGAAGTCTCTTACCATCCTCACGGCAACAGATCAAAGCGAACTCATCCGCAACGAACTGCCAAAGGAACTGACACTGACCATCGTGGATAGTGCCGACATCCCAGACAACTACGGTCTGCTGGTCATCAAGGGCGAACAGAGCAACGTCATCGTCAATGGTCCGCTCTACGCTGCCGTCACACCAGGCATCTGCTTCTACACAGCCTACTTCGGCAAAGACCCCGACCGCATCAGCCAACTCACCGACACCATCAACGCCCGCATCCGCGTCGCCGAAGCCAAAAAGAAAAAGGCCGCCAAAAAAGCGTCTAAGAAATCCACCTAAAAGAAAAGCCCCGCCGTTCTCGGTGGGGCCTTTTGTTTCGTTTATTGCAAGGCGATTTAATCGCCGTCTTTCTTCTGAAGGTTGGCCACGGCATCCTTAACCTCTTCCCATGCCACCATTTCCAACTTGCGCGTGTCAGGGTCATACTCACCGACATAGGCTATCGCCTCACGGTGCTCATCATCGGTACGATCAGCCAACACAAAGAACTCAAACGACTCAATAGGTGGCAACTGCACGGCACCAGGCTGCAAACCGGCACGGACAGCACGACGGATGCGCTCTGCTTCTGCCTTTGGCAATACTACCACCTGAGCCTTGCGCTCACGGATAGCTGCCTGCTCCAACTCACGGGCATGTTCCTCCCACTTCTCGTTCTGTAACTTCCACACCATATAAAGGTAGGCATTATTCAGGAAGTTACGCCAACGCTCCCAGCCCTGACCAATGAACACCACCGCCAATGGCTCGGCAATAAACAAACGACGTTCACGGGCATTCCATATCAGCATGTTCGACATAAACAGCTGCTCTAAATACCCAAACACTCGACTGGTCTGCACCATGTCCTTACGCTTCTTCTTAGCGGCTCTCTTCTCACGCCACCTTTTCCAAAATCCAAACATATTCTAAAAATATTAAGTGAAAAATGTTTCGTCTATTGTTCGGCGATTGCATCGCCGCTTTTCGTTCTGTTCCCAGCGCTTTTCCGCTGGTTCTGTATGTCGCTATATCATAGCGACCTTAGCCATCGTGCCCAGCCGTTCTCGGCTGGGTCTTATCCATAGATCCTCGTGCCGTCGATATCCACAATAAGGAAATCCCAAATGAAACGTATCTCCCCAGAGTTTACGAACATTATTCGGCGCAAATGCTTGCGACGGTCAACCTCTAACGAGATAACCATCCCACTCTCCAAACGTCCTTTCTTCGTCACGTAACGCACGAAAAATGGCACCCTGGATAACTTCTGCACACCAGGTGGCGGATTGTACCCCACCGTCATCAGGCCCGTGCGCTTATCCTGCCATTGCCATTTCTCAGCAAACATGCGCACCTTCTGCCAGTGCTCACTCGGCTGTGTCTTTGCCATACTTTTCCTTTTTGGTTTATTATTCCTTTGTTGGAAATATCTATTTTTTTTATCTCACCGCAAAGTTACGCATTCTCCCCCACTCCCCCGTGACAAATTTTTCCCCTCTTTTTGTTTGCCACCCATCGCTACCACTCCCAGTCGTTCTCGGCTGGGTCTTTGTTGGCTCCTCCGTAGTCCTTGTTTCGTCTTTTGCAAGGCGATTTTATCGCCGTTTCCCCTCTTTTTCGCCCTCTTTCTCCTAAAAATTCCCCCATTTTCTTGCGAATATCAAAATATATCCTTATCTTTGCACCCAAAATAACAAAATATAATAAGATTATGACCTCAAAATTAGACCTCAATCGTGCTTTTGCAGAGCACGGCGTGACCTCAAAGACCGTAGCAGAGCGCATCGGACTGACACCGCAGACTGTCAGCGCTTATGTCACCGGCAACCCTACCGTCAAGAGCCTCTATCAGATAGCAGATGCCCTCGAATGCGACGTGCGCGACCTCTTCTACCCAGTCGAAGAGGAACAGGAACAACTCTCAACTGAGAAAGACGGGCCTCGTGCTTCCGCCCTCCTCACCTGCCCCCATTGTGGCACCGTCCTCTCCGCCTCCCTCTCCATCTTCACCAAATCATAATTTCATAAATTCATAAATTCATCAAACAATGAAAAAGCAATTATTTTCCCTCCTCCTTTCTTGTTTTGTATGCTGCTGTGTCACAGCAGCCTTTCCGCAGTCTGCCTACGCCCAAGTGGAGTTCTCGAAGTTCAAACTGAGCAAGGATGAACCTTTCGGTGCTTTCCCTGGCCGTAAGATGCTCAATACCAAATTTAAGGTGACTGCCGACCGCGACCTGAAATATATCCTCGTGGACTACTACATCGTCAATGCCGTTGGCGATGTTATCTCTGGCTATACCCAGGCTATCAAAAACGATACAACGGAGTTCATCAAACCCAAACGGATGGAATGCACAGGTCCTTTCACCGCTGGCAAGTCTTATTCTCCATGGGTCAGTGGTGTAATCACCAACCCAAGCAAAGACCTCACAGCCTTTCCGTTCCAGATACAAGTCATGTATATGGGCACCGATGAGTGGATAACAGTTCCCGTCACCAAAGACAACCTCTCGACCTACTTCCCCTCACTCAAATGGCTCGAATACAGCCGCAAAAATAAGAAAATTCTATAACCCCTACTCCCCACCGATTTCGGTGGGGTTTTTGTTTCGTCATTTGCAAGGCGATTGTATCGCCATAATCTCCTCCCTGACGCACAAAACACCTGCCATGTCGCACAAAATACCCGCTCTGCCGCACAAAACACCCGCCATGTCGCACAAAACACCCGCTCCGTCGAACGAAGTACCCGCTCCGTCGAACGAAGTACCCGCCCCATCGAACGAAGTACCCGCCATGTAGAACGAAATCACCGCTCTATATCTTTCTACACCGCATTTTTACACCTTTCTATACCTCTCTATACCATTTTTCTCTAACTCATTACACTATTTTTCTCTAACTTCGTGCATCTTTTTCTCTAACTATCCGCATCGCGCTCTATACCTTTCTACACCGCATTTTTACACCTTTCTATACCTCTCTATACCATTTTTCTCTAACTCATTACACTATTTTTCTCTAACTGCATACAACATTTTTCTCTAACTTCATCATTTTCCCTCTAACTGTTTGCCCAGGTTGGTACAAACCTTAGTACAACACAGTACCAATCTCCAATTAGGTTGGTACAAACCTTAGTACAACAAAATACTAACCCCACTCAGGTTAGTATTTTCTCTTCATAAATCCATTATTTCATCAATTCATAAATCAATGGATTGTTGAAATAATAGTTTTTTTTGCGTTTGATAGCGAAAAATGAATTATTTTGCGCACCCCAAAGATGATGTGCAATCCGTGTTGAAAATTACAACAGATTTGAGGGGTGCGGTGGTGGCGTGTCGCCCAAAATCGCTTGTAAATATCTGATATTCAGAGTAACCACCTCGAAAAAACAGCCCCACACTCGCGCTCGACCGCCGCCTCACTGGATGGGCACCCCCTCCCCCTTCCCCCTGAATTGCTGCAAATATGCCGCCGGCCCTCCTGGAAGGGTGCCGGATGCCCTCGAAGAGGTGCCGAGGGTGTCCGGCTGGCTCAGATCATCACCCAGAACGCCGCCCAGGGTGCCGAGGTGGTGCCGGTGGTGGTGGTGCCCTGCTGACATCCTGAAGAGGTGCCCGCGCTGCTGGTGGTGGTCTGCTGGTGCTCATCGATGCCAGAACCGCCGCCCAGGGTGCCGAGGTGGTGCCGGTCATCGGTGGCCGGTGGTGGTGTTGCTCTGTTGCTCTGCTGACATCCTGAAGGGTGCCCGCGCTGCTGGTGGTGGTCTGCTGGTGCTCATCGATGCCAGAACCGCCGCCCAGGGTGCCGAGGTGGTGCCGGTCATCGGTGGCCGGTGGTGGTGTGCGCTTATATATATAATAAGGTAAAACAAAGTATAATTTGTTTATAAGTGTTAAAAATTCGATTAAATACGAATTTATTTTGTTTTTTTGTTTGGTAGTATCAAATTTTATTTTTACCTTTGCAGCAGATTTAAAAAGTTATTCACCGCGCCACTGGCGCACAAAATTAAAAAAAATATGAAAAATTCCGCTTTTGTTCTCGCACTCATGGAGATTGCAACCGCTAACCCTGAAGGATTCACCGTTAACGCTCAGACCTTACAACCAATTAACAAAGGTTACGCCGTAGCCCTGGCAGCTACTCAGGACAGCCACGACACCGCCGGCCTTCTCTCTGTTATAGATTACGCCAAGAACCACGCCGACACCGTGAACGCGATCGGCGGCTGGCTTGACTCTAAAAGTGGTAAATATTACTACGACGCTACAGTAATTTGCGACGATCTCGAAACCGCTTTAATACTGGGCCGCCGTAATAATCAGCTCGCAATTTTTGACCTGGAGAAAATGGAAGAAATCAGGCTTTAAAGCCTGGTTTCTTTCCTCATGTTATAACCATTTAATAAAATTATATTATGACTAATTACGCCCGTATCTATCGCGCCGAACTTCAGGAACTGAAGCCCGCGCCCGCTTTCTATCGTCTGGCCCTCCGGCTGGCCATCGCTGCCGCCCGTATCGCTGACCGCTACCCGCGCACCGTTTCCGCTATCCTCTGGGCCGGCTCTCTCTGGGCCGTCGTTTATATCTTTTTTAATTATCGTTTTACTACTTATTTATAAAACTATGAACACCACAAAGAACACCACCACCGCCGCCCCTGTTGCTGATTCTGAGGGCCGCCACTGTTATACTTATATTATCGCCGTTTCTGGCCGTCTCTGGAGCCTGTGCGCTTCTGAATGGTGGGGAACCCCTGACGAAATGAGAACGAACGCCGCGAGCATGGCAACCGCCGCCCGCATTTTCCGACACTCTGCCGCTGTTGCTGTCTATGAGCTGCGAAATGATGATTATTTTTATTTTGTGCATGGTTGCGAGCTGCCAGGAACCAACGACGCACCGGCCACCTTCCACCGCTACGCCCCGCCAGTGATCCGCCGCCAGTGTGCCAACAAATAACCCCTATTTATAGCCCGTTTTAATATTCACAGATTTTTAAAATTTTCCGATTATGAAATACTTTGTAAATTTCCCCTATACTGCCGAGGGTTTAAAAAATGAGTTCCGTGCCCTGTCTCTGAAGTTGCACCCAGATACGGGAGGCAATGCCGAGGAGTTCGCCGCCATGATGAACGAATACGAGCAGATCGCCCGCAACCTGTCAGGAACTAAACAACACGCCCAGAGCGAAGCAGAACGCCAGGCAGAAGAAGCCCGCCGCCGTGAGGAGGAGGAAGAGCGCCGAGAGTGGGAAGCCTACCAGGAGCGCCAGCGCCAGGAACGGGAAGCAGAGCGCAAAGCAGAGGAAGAGCGCAAAGCTAAGGCCCGCCCCATCTACGAAAAGCGTTGCAAGAAATGGGCGCACCTCATGGAAGATTTAACCCCATTTATAGAGGCTGAAAATAATGCCTATAAAAACGAGCGCAAGGCTGCCGAGGCTTTCGGCTATCGTTCTGCAGAATATAAGGAGGCAGGAAAGGCCACGAAAGCCGCCAGAACTGCAACACATGCAGCCCGCCGCCGCAATCTCTTGAAGATGGCGCAAACAGCTTTTAAGGGTGTTAAATTCTCCCTTCGTTACGATAACGGCTGGGGCGGTGGTTTTACTATCGCATGGACTGACGGCCCAAGCCTGGAAGAGTTCAAGGCTGCAACCGATTTCGATTTATTCGTATCTGGTTGGGACACCTTCGACGGTATGACAGACTGTGCCGACTATGAGCGGGCAGATTTTACAGACTTTGCCGATAAGTACAGCGGCCATCGTGGAGAGGTGGAATTTGACCGTACAATCAGCGACGAGAACAGGCAGAAAATGGCCGACGCTTTAAAACGTCTTAACCCTGATTTTACAGACCCAGAAGCCCGCAAGCGTTACGACTGCAACAGCTGGGAAGATATCGCCGTCTTTATAGACGAGGAAAAAATCAGAGAATTTTTCCGTATCTTTGGCGCTGACTTTGACAGCGTGACCGATGAGCAGAAGAGAGCACA